CCGCCTGCAGGATAAATCCCAGACATATATAGACGCTTTTCACCGGGCAATGGAAAAAGATATCTATAAAGTAATTGGCCATAAAAATATTAAAGATGTGACCTCTGCTGACGTTCTGAAGATTATGCAAAATACAGTGAAGCGCGTTAAGAGTCAGGATAATCGCGGCACTGGTGAAGTTACTGCGATTGAAAATAGGAAGAAAATTGGCTCTGTGATGAGATATGCCATTGCGACATTAAGAGCTGAGAATGATCCAACTTATGCAGTGCGTGAAGTCATTGCACGTCCAGAGGTAGAGCATGCACGACCTTTAAGTCTAACTGAACGTAAAATATTTAGAGCACGGATCGATAGTTATGGTGGTGCTGAGTCAACGATCAATTCTATTTTATTTTTATTCTATACGATGCTTCGCACAATTGAGGTGCGCCGACTCCAATGGTCATTTATTGATTTTAAAGAAAGAACTATTACTTTTGAAAAGCAGACACGCGAACAGCTCAAAAAGGGTATGCGTCTAACCAAGAAAAATAGAACGCATGTAGTTCCAATGTCTGAGCAGGTTTATCAACTTCTACTCAAGCAAAAGAAGCTCACTGGTCGAAAAAAATATGTTTTTGAAGGTGTCTATAATGGCGGGATGATGCCAGCAACAACAATAAATAGAGCACTGCAATATATTATGCAGGACGTTACAGCGCATGATTTCCGAGCTACAGCATCAACCTTGCTGAATGAATTGGGTTATGAAGAAAAATGGATTGAAACACAGTTAGCGCATGCGGATGAGAATAAAACCCGTGCGTCGTATAACCACGCCAAGTATCTAGCGGACCGTAAAAAGATGATGCAAGATTGGGCAGATATGGTGGATAGTTGGAGGGAATAAAAATGAAAACATGGACCTACTTTTATATAGAGCACACGATTAAGCATGGAGAGATTTTTAGGAAGGAGCCTGGATGGGCTTTAAATTTGCAGAGTAATTATGCGGTTTTGAGTGGGGTGCGGAGTTGACCGTTCGTCGGCAGAATAAAAATAAATCAATTTAGTGCTTGACTGTGACATGTCACAATGCAATAATAACTACATCAAGACGAGATGGTCAGATCGAAAAGTCTTGATGAACTTAAACATTACTTAGTGAGAAATAACATGAAAACATTAATGAATAAACTAGAAGCTTTAGGTTTCACAAAAGAAACTGGCTTAGATGGCTTATCTTTAAACAATGTGGCGGTATCACTACATTGGTCAGGTGAAGAAGCGGTTGTTGCGATTGATGGCAAACAAGTATTTTCTTCTGAAAGTGAAGAGGAAGTTATCACTTTCGTTAAAACTAAACTAAATCTTGATGATTCTGAAGAAGCTCAAGAAGAAGTTGCCAAGTACGACGACTACGAAATGCTTGATGTTAAAAAAGCATTAACTCTAGAGCTTCGCAACAAAGCAGATCGTTTAGAGCGTTCATTTCAACAACATGAGTATACAGTTGATGAGATCAAGCAAAGCATTGATGACACTGTAACCAATTTTATGATTGAAAATTGGGGTGTTGAATGGGAGCGGAATAGTCAAGCAAGTGCTTTTTATGAAAATACTGCTTGCCCTGCTCGCATGGATTTGGAGTTCAATATGATTGATCTCTATAACGAAAATATTTAAAAGCAAAAACCCCACTGGTCAGAGTGGGGTTTTCTAAGCTGCCTACTTGGCAGTAAACATTACTTAGCAAGTAGTGAAAACAAACTAAGTTTAATTTTCTAAGCTGCTTATTCAGCAGTAAAACTTGCAAGTGGGTTTAATATAGCAGTGAGTTTTTAAAATGGCAAGCACAGCAGCAGAGCGTAAAGCTAAAGAGCGTCAGATTAAAAAAGATCAAGGAATGGTCTTGAAGCAAGTTTGGTTATTACCTGAAACCATCCAAATCATCGAAAAATACAAAAACAAATTTGATGCAACCGATGAAGATGCAATTAATGAATTGATCAAGAAGGCCCTCAAGTGAGAACCCTCGCACAAATCCCCACATTCACATTCGTCGTAATTGAATGAGCTGTGCAGCCTGATAAGAGGAGGCACAGCAAAATAATTCTTACACCCATAGGCGCAGCTTCGTAAGATGAGCTTTACGATCTGCTAGGCCATTGGTGCCACCATTGATCCGGCGGGTGATGGTCAGCACATCATCTTTATCAGCCAAAGCATTCAGGCTATTATCAGACCAAAACTTACAGGCAACCATTAAGCCGATACTTGGTATAGCTACAATCTCAGGATTGTTTTCAAAGTCGATGCCTAGCTGCTGACCATACTTGCGATAGTTTGCACGTCCAGTCAATTGAATTGGTCCACGGCCTTTATATCGCTTACCATCCCCTGCTTGTGTATTGCCTAAATCCTTTCGACCTTCATAAGCTGCACCGGATGCAATTTCTTCCATGTATCGGAAGTTGCCAGATTCATGGGCAAGTTGTGCAAGGAAGTGAATCAATCGAAGTGAGTTGTCCAGAATGCCAAAGTTTCGCAGATGAACATTAGCAGCAAGACCGAGTTCCTCAGCGCGCGGCTGACTGGCACCTAATTTTTTAAATACTGCGGTCAAGGTGCCACGGCCAATAATGCCATCATCATGCACACCTACTGTTCTTTGGAGTTTTTTAATTTGAGTGGTGTTCATCATCTTTATCCGTATTAAAAAATTTAGGACGTGCACCCTCTTTCCCCCAGATATAAAGCTGTCGGGTGAAAAGTACGAATACAATGCTTACCGTGGTGTAAAAAAGAGTTCCGGCTGGACTGGGTGAGTAGTCGTCTTTTACAAAGAGTGCTACCCCAAAAATAATTGACAGCATCAAAAGAAAATCGATGTGCTTTGGCAGTTTAATTTTTGGGTGAAATACCATGATTGCAAACGAAACCAGAAACAATACCAGTGCCGTCTTACTTATGATTAGCAGCATCTTCATTCTCCTTTTTGACTAAACCAAGAAGTCTTGATCGAGCCAAACTTAATAATGCTTCAGCTGTACTCTTACCAGCAGCACCTAAGACGAAACCAAATAGCTCAGGGTACTTGCCATTTGCAAGAAACAAGCTTGCTGGCTCAGCAAAGACCACGCATAAAATGAAGCCCGCAAAGAATCCTATCCAGCGATCCCGGGTTGGCTCCTTACTTAATAGAAAGCCAAAAGTTGCCCCTAGCACACCTGTAAAAAGGATGTGTGAATGGTTCTTTATGCTTTCCAATACTTGACTAAGAAAGTCCATATACATCCCCTTTAGTCATACATACCCCTATAAAATCGGCATTAAAAAAGAGCCTTTCGGCTCTGGTGGTGGATCAGATGATTAGTCATTCGACATTGCGCCCCCTAAATTTTGGTAATAAAAAAGCACCCGGTTGGGTGCTATAACTGGACTGCTTCGACCTGTTCTTTTGTCTCAGCCTCGTATATTAACTGTCTTGCAATACGCCCTCTTTCGTGAGCAGATGCAATGTGCTGCTGCAAAGCGGCATACAATTCCTTTAATTCAGCTCCATTCAGCTCTACTGTCGTGTTGTTAGCCAGAGTCCAGACTTGATCTACACCTGCAATCGCTGCACCCATAATGCGGCCTTGTGACACTTGATCTGAATCATATACGCGCCCTGCATATTGAAATCCACCAAATTCAAGGCTGTCGCGCTGTTGTTTGATAGCCTCCCATTTTGCGTTGCGAATAGTCGGCAAATCAGCAGCATTAACCCACACACCTAAGTGGTAGTCGAATAGATGATGCTGACTAGGTTGTGGAGGTAAGGGCTGCCACACGCCACCAATGTAGCGCATGCTGGTATCTGGCGGATCATCCACTGCAATGCAACCTTTTGGGGTATTTAGCTTAATCGTTTCTGTATTACCGCTGATGCTAAAAAGTAATTTTCCGTTTTTATCCACAATGGCTGTCATCGTTTCATCTCCGTAACAATAAGTTTTGGTGATCTAACCTTGAAATATCCATTGGAATTACCCCAAGCTACACGCCCACCTCTAGCAAGTCTGTTAGACAAGCCAAACTTTAACGTATAGGTGACGTTACCCGTTAAGTTGCTTTCATCAATTACGCCGAGCATGTTAAAGGTTCCGGTAAAAACTGGTGCATTGCTATTTACCATGCCGTTAGGGGCAATCTCAGACCTCCCAACCAATGTACTGCCACGATAGATGGAAAGCACGGCTCTAGCTGTATAAAGCTCAGCGCTGCTTAAAGAGCTCGGATTCTCCCCCCAAAAAACGATACCTGAAGAGTCCAAGTAGCTAAGCGTAGCGTCGAAGCGCACTTTACCACCACTACGGTTGATCGTTATTGTTGCTATCGTGCCAAACAAGTTTTCCCAATAACTCAAGTTAGCCTCAAACCCGTTCGGTGCAGCATCACTAGAATAAAAAGCTGAAAACTCATTTTCATTACTAATGGATGTCGGAACCGTAACAGCCTCACCTTTTATTTGCAGAGTATCTACTTGAGCGTTGCCAATCTTAGCTGTAGTAATAGCTGCATTTGCGATCTGTGCGGTCGTTACAGCTAAGGCTTTAATATTAGCTGTATCAATAGATGCGTAATCAATAAAAGTAGATTTTAGATAAGCACCTACCGGGAATACCGTGCCTGTAACCGGATCTGTGTAAGCAGTCGCGCGGAAGTTAAATGGGTAGTAACCTGCGCTATCTCCACTACCAATAGCAAGTGAGTCAACATTAAAAACGTACTGGCCCTCTACACCATCATTAGCACCACCCCAACCAATCACTTTCCCGTTAACATCGATCTTGGTGTACTTCTGTGCATATAGACCGTTTACCGACTGCGCGACCTCCTCAACAATGGCGGTATTGCCATTTACCGTGGTTTGAACCTGAGTGACACGTTCAGCAATAGCCTGATCACCAATAATTTGAGCAGAATATAAATCCCAAGCGGTAGCTTCTGTTGTTGTTCTATCGGCAGTCCAGTCACCATCAGCTGTTAATGGATTTACGCGGGCGTAAACACCGTTAATTTTGTCAGATAAAATACCCTGTTCATCAATGATATTTTCCTGACTCTCAAGGATGCCGCTGACCTGTTTTTCAACCTCAACTACAGCCTGTTCAGCATTACTAATTCGCTGATCATACTGGTCAATATCTGAAATTTTGGTTGCTAAGTCTTGCGCCAGTTGGGTTTCAGTAATTTTGCCGGACAAAATATCTAGCACCGCTGAAGCATCTGCAGAGGTTGTTCCAGTCACCCATTCTGACCATGGGCCAATATTCCCGATCCGGTCAATCAAACGCCCTCTGTATTTCTGGGTTAGGTTGGGTTGCATCCCCTGAATTGAATGCGTTGTGGTTGGATAAGCAAATAAACCAAGTTGCGCAATATTAGCTACACCATCAGGCGAAACCTGAATTTCAGTGTAAGCAGTATCAAGCGCACCGGTTGCAGGAAAACCCCAAGTCAGTTTCATGCCAAACAACAAGCCATCTGCATGCAGAAAAGCTAAAGATGGTGGCAGCCCCTGTTTGCCAGACAGCTCTGTCAGATTTGAATATGTTGGTAGTGATGACACATCAAAAGCTGAAATCGCTGTCACACGCGCTTCATAGTTACCCGCATATATGCCAGCCACCTCAACAGAATTGTTACCTGTAATCGGCAACTTAATCCATGAGCCATCATCTTTGCGCCATTCAACGAGATACTTTGTCGCACCTTGCACCTGATCCCAAGTGATTACCATTGTCTCAACAGACAAGCCCTGCTGAACCATAGTCTCAGATGAAATTAAAACATTGGTAACAGGTGCTTGAACAGTTGGATTGATGATTGAAATCGGACGCTCATCAATGAAAGCACCAAAGTCAATTGCATCATACTTAGCTGATTCATATTGCAAGGCAGTGATTGAAAACTGATGTTTGTCATCCTGAGTAATACTCATGACGCGAAATTTCATGGTTTTCAAATCTTGCGCATCAACTGCCCAAACATTTTCTGCAGCAACAGCATCAAATGCCACTGTGACTGTGATATTGCGACCATTTACAGATGATACGATTCGACCTTGAGCCTTACCATCCTCACAATTTACAACAAGACGATCACCGGGATGACAGATCACTTCATCACGATCAATCGTAATGGTTTTTAGATCGGCTGAAACACTGGAGATACGACCACCGTTGGCACGACCAGCAAATAGTTCATCCGAGATTTCAATGATCTTGCCTGGCTGTGGAATATAGCCATCAAGACCCACTTTAAAAGATACAGTCCGGGTTTCTAATTGCTCAGACTTTAAAGCCCAAAGCCCTGCGCGTTGTGCCTGTCCTTCCGATGTGCAGCCCCATGCATCAATTTCAGCAATACGCACACCTAGCTTTGCAATTGCCGGCTCATCACGCACATAGACGTATTCAGTCTTATAGCGATTTTTAGGATTATCCCAAGCCACTTTAGCCACGGTATGACGGTCACGCGCACGTGTGCCAGAGTATTCAAACAGGCCATCAATAACGTTAGCACGGGTGTATGTAAAATAAGTATCCTGTGGAATATCAGCATCACAGACAATTGAATTACCATCCCAATAACTAATTGCACGGAATACGCCTGCTAATTTACTCAGGATTGCGTAAGCATCTTCTGTGGATTGCAGATAAACGTTACAGGTAAAACGCGGTTCCTGCCCTCCTTTGCCATCACTTACCATCTGGTCGCAGTATTGTGCCAAGCGATATAGAGACCATTTGTCCAGCATTGCAGATGTTAATCGGTCACCCAGAGCATAGCGTTTTGCGGTGCAGATATCGTAATAAATCCAAGCCGGGTTATTGGTATAGGCACGTTTAAATGTACCGTCCCACATCCCAGCATAAGTACGCGCAACCGGATCATAGTTTGACGGAACTTGAAGCTTAATGCCTTTTAGGTCAACCGCGACTTTTGCCACATTTGAAAAGGTTTCTGCGTCATATTGCAGACCCAGCAAGGCTGTATTTGGGTAACTGAGCTTTAGATCAATAACTTCGGTGATTGCTTCAACATACATTTTGTCGCTGATATATTCTGATGTTGAATTAGGCGTGATGCGACGTACGCGGACTGTCCAGCCGGTATCTGCTTTTGGTAAAACAATACGATGCGAGCGCTCATAGTTTGCTGAAGTCTTATCTGAAATCTGAGTATTTAAAACCTCAGCCCAAGTGCCGCCATCAGTTTGCAGATCAATCGCATACTGAATGGTAATACCGTTCACATCACCATTTTTAGCATTCTGCTGGCGTAAAGGGCCCCATTTAAAACGAATGCGCAAAGCATCAAGGTCGGTATTTGAAACGGATCGGATCCAAGGTGCATCAGATTTTAATTCAACACCAATCGCAGATTCAGAAGAAATATCCGGAAAGCCTTCGATATGGCTCTGGTCATTACTGCCGTGACGAAAGTCAGCTTGAACGTCCTGAAAGTTCCAGCCACCAGCAGGGTTTTGCAGTGGAGTGTCTTCCAAATAAATCGATTGTAAGCCATTGGCCAAGCCTTCAACCTCACCTTCAGATAAGCCATACAGAATTTTAATATAGGTTTTGGATTGTGCTGAATCTGGCGCAATTTTTGGTTGTCTCGCCTTTTTCTCACCCGCTTTTGCGCCTTTAATTACTGCGTTCATACTTATCCTTTGGACAATAAAAAAGGCGCTCATTGCGCCTGTGTATTCCTGTTATTTACATCAAGTCTTCTGGATATTGCCCAGCACTTGCGATAAAGCCCCCGACTTCACGCTGCCCGTAAAGCACTGGCACCGGATTGCCTTGAGCAATGGTTGTAACTGCACCACCAAAACCAAAGTTGGCCTTATTGCCATCCTCGTTCTGATTTTTAGTGGTTTCAACTTTTGGCATAAGCATCTGTGCTACACCTCCGACCATCATGCCGACACCAGCACCAAACAATGCGCCTTGCAAAGCACCCCAAGCAGCTATTGATGTACCGCCTGTAATAAAGGCGGCAGCAATCATCACGGCACCAAGAATGGTTTGAAGCGCACCACCTGCACCTTTCACTTTAGGCACAACCTTAATCACTTTTGCACTGGTGCTCATGTCGAGTTCAGTTTCAGAGATATTTTGCTTATCCTGAAAAACTGCAAACTCTAAACCTTGTTCATGCGCATGCAACATGAAGTGTTCAAAGCCCGGCACCTGAACAGATAGGGCACGCATGGCTTCACGAGTATTCTCTACATCAAGCCGAAACTCTTTGCCAAACCTTTTGGCAAGAACCCCATACAACTTAATTGTTTTGAGCATATCGAACCACCTTTGCTACTCGTTCCTGCCACTGTGGACCAAAGATTTCACGGATAGATTTACGGCCATACGGATGATGTAAAATCAAGGCAGATCCAATGCAAGGCTCTGTCTGTTCAGATTTCAGCATGCCGTTATCGCCAAGCCAGATCACCGCATGATTCACATGCTCGGTACGTCCGACTCGGCATAACAGCACATCCCCATATTGCGGTTGATCGACTTCAACAAAACCCGCTTCACCAAAGCCATCTAAATACAGTGATTTATTCTCTTTGGATTCCCACCACAAGTCCTGACGCTCAAAGTCAATTAGCTTGATGCTAAGCTCGCGCTCATAAAAATCACGGACGATGGAATAGCAGTCTTGGATACCATGGATATAGTTACGACCAACTAAAGGCGCTTTATATCCACACGGTTCATACACCTGAAATTCAATATCTGGATAAGCACAAATCACCCATGGCTTCTCATGCAGTTCAATTTGAATCAAATCAATCTCAGATGCACGTGCTGAAGCATTTGGATGTGAATGTACATAAGCCCGAATCTGGCCAACATCTTCCGCGCTGGCTAAATCTTCCGGATGAATCTCAAATTGATCTTGATTTGAGGAAATATTGCGACATGGCACATAATAGTCATCAATAATTACCCCGCAGCATTCAAGCGGGAAGCACTCTTCAGCATGTGCAAGAATGCCAGCTTTCAACATTTCTGTTAATTCCATCACATTAAACTCGACGCTGGAAAGCCACCAAAGCGGATTTCATTGTTGCGAATACGGCATGAAGACAAGCGACCAGAGCAACGATCTAGTGCAGGGTTATCCGTTGGCTCGTCTTTATCGGTAAACATGGCTGCACCTGTGTACTGACATTCTTCGCCACGATATGCATTAACAGCGCACCAATGGCAATAATTGGAAATCTGCCGGACTGGTATCTTTAAACCTTCGAAATCAATCGGGTTTGAAAGTTCAAATGTCACAGCATTTGCATTTTCGGAAGTCTTTTGCTCGATATACCAGAGTTGCTCTTTGGCTTCATTTGATGCGGTTGGCTGATCATCAAGATATTTAGCTAAAGTAGTGATGACTTTAAGCTTTGCTCCTGCGAAGTCACCAAACTGTAAGCAGTAAGCTGATACAGCACCTTGAAGCCCGCCAATATTGTTACTCATGCTCAATGTAGGCGCAGAAGCTTTCCCGTCAGAACGCATCTCAAGACCTGAAACTTCAAGCGCCATTGGCTCAAATATCTCGCCTTGCCAAATAATATTTTCGGCTTGTTGATGTCCATGAAAACGCAAAATGCCAGCGCCCAAAGCACTAGCATCCAGTTCATACAAAGTAACAAGGCTATCAACGTAGAGTTTTTGAAGGTCGCTGTTTAGTGTCATAATAAAAGCGCCTCCTGCCACATCTGATCAACCTGTTCATCAGTCCAGCCCAGTAGTTGCGACATATCCGATACAGTTGGACTCAGGCGCTCAATATCCGAAACTGAATCATATTCGATTTTAAAACGCGGATTTGCATTGATTGCCTGCATTACCTCGTCATACATTTCATTGTCATATAGATATAGCGCAAATTGACGTTTTGAAAGTTTTGGGAGTAATGAACGAGTGTGCTGGGCAATTTCTTCTGGTGTGCGCTGATCTTCCCATGCTTCACCATTCCATGTATCAAACTGACTAGGAGTCAGTAACGTATAACCACCCTCAATCTCACCAATAGTTTTTACAGTCTTGGGGGATTTGTCAGTGATGGAATAAATAGTTTCACCAATATGGTTTTCAACATAAATCCAGTTTTCACCATCAAAAACAGAACTAAACCCTTCCTTTTGCTCCAATGGCTCTTTTAAGGTGCTATTTGCAGCCAATCCAGTACCAACGACCCACTCATATAAAAAGCTTTCAGTGAAAATGCCTTGCTCATCATAGCCATAAAGCATTACTTTTTTAGTTTCTGTAGCAAACATGATTACCCTGCCTTAACGATATATAAGAACGCGATATTTTTGACGCGGTTTTCTGCTGCTGTAGGAACCACTTTTGAGGCAGCAAACTCATACTTGTCTTCTTTATGGTTGTCCGCATGTGGAGCAAATACCACGCTTCCAGCGTCAGCTTTTAAGGTAAAGGCACCCGTACCAGGGATATTTCCGAAACCGCCAGAAAATGAGCCTGTAATATCTCGGATAGCATCCCCTTGCTCACTAAGCACAGTACGGCCTGCATCAATACCGCGTCCATGATCTAAACCACGAATGGTATAAGCCCGTAAGTCGGGTAGCTTTGATCCATAGATTGAATACAACTTAGGGTAAGTGGCAGATGAGATTGTCTGCCCCATCATCACCAGATAACCTGTAGGGGTTGTACTTTTAGGCCACGCAATTGGCATATATTTCAGAGCATCATCAATAGCGAACAAACTATTGGTTTCATCTTTAGAGTAAACACCAAGAGCTTCACGAGCACTCCCCGGTGTTAGATTCCCCGATCCATCAGCACCCAAAAAACTATAGACTTCATTTGTGTTGTCATTAATTTTATTAAATGCCGCGTGAGCTGGTTCGCCACCGCCTGCACCCGGCGTTCCAATTGTAATGAGTTGCTTAGCCATAATTTACGCCCACAAAAAAGCCCTCGATTGAGGGCATAAAATTGATTGAAGTTAAGGTTTGAAGTCTTGGGTGAATGTGGTGGAGATAGACCAAACATCACCACCCAAACTGACTGGCATGTAGTCACCTGCAACCACTCTAACCTCGCCATCTAAAGGTGAATCCCACAGGAAAGAGTCAGCACCCTTATGTGCATCAAAAAAGGCCTTGATCTCTAAAATCAAAGCCTTCTTGCCAGTTTTCTTATACGCCCATGTGCCTGACCGATTGTTAATCCCAACACTCGTTCGCTGTGTGTATCCATCGCCAAAACTGGACTGAAGGACTTTAAAACTTGATGTCTGGGAGTTTCCGTCTAGGTCATTGCACCATGTGAATTTTTGATTGCTCATTTAGATAACAGGCCTCCTTGTCGTTGTTCTCTGCGAATTACGCTTAGAGTCATATTTTCCATCATTTTCCCTAATTGCTTGGCATCCGATTCACTGGTTACAGACCCATCAGATGCAATATGAATGGTTTGTGTGTAATAAACATTGCCACCACCTGAACTAGAGCTATTACCACCACCCGAATTAATCGCACTCACGGCACCCATACCAACACGGTGAGTATCTGCAACCAATCCACCCGTTGCATAACCTCGACGAATCGACTTGCGCAAATCCTCAAAGCCTTGTGGACCACCTAGAGCTTTGATTTCTTCTTGGGTTAAAACACCTTCGCCTTTATGGACAATGCCAGCAGGATCGTACTTACCACCGTGACCTGTGTAGCCACCACCAGAAAAACCTGTGTCGGTGATGGATTTAATAGCACTAGCAATTTTCGCCCCCTCCATAACCGTCTGAGCAATGACAGGAATGTTTTGTGGAAACCCTAACGCCACTGCCTTAGATATACCTGTTTGAATAGCAAGTGCCGACTGAGCAATCGCAAAGCCTTTCTCGATAGCAAACATGGCTTTATATGCGGATGATTGCTCTCCTGCCATATCTCCCATAATGGACGTTAATCCACTTGCAATCTGCCCCATGCCAGCAAGCTGTAAGGCTTGTGAGTTGGCGTAGTAGTCCGACTCAATAGCTGTCATCCGATCATGATGCTCTTGCCATATCGCTTCACGCTGCGCTGCAAGTTCCTGTATGTTGGCATTAGGATCTTGAGCAGCCTGATCTACCTGACTCATTTGTGCATCAAACACATCCTGAGATGCGTCATATCGACTAAATCGCTCTTGCTCTAAGCGATATTGATCACCAGTGCCGTTCATTTCAGCTTGGATGCTACCCCAAGCTTGTACAGCGTTATTTAAACGTCTGCGATTTTCTTCCTCTTGCAAGGCTTTACTTAAGGCAATTTCACGCTTTTTCTGATCTTCACTTAATTTGGAGTTTTGACGAATCTGCTCACGCTCCAAGCGATACCTCTCTTGCATGGCTACGGTTTCAGACATGAGGTATTCGCGTAGTTGAAAGAGGCGGGTTTCCTGAGCCAACATCAACAATGCCTGCTCCTGCTTCAATTGCTCATCGAGCAATGCAACCGCTTTGTCACGCTGGTCCTTGGTTAGTTCTAAATCACGCGCTGCATAGAATTTCCGCTCATTAAAACTATCTTCCAGTAATTGAGATTCAGTCTTTCTAAAAGACTCATAATCATCTAGCTTGGTTTTTAAAGCATATTCAGCAATTGCAATATCATTGTCAGCTCGGGTTTGGTATTCAGCTTTAAGCTCTTTAGCACGTTCAGGTGAATAGCCTGCCTTGTCTATCTCCTGTAAATCATCTGCCAACTTAGAGCGGATACGAGTTACTTCATCAGCAACATTGAGTTCTAAATTTTTTCGGAGTTCTGCTTGTTGCTCAGCCATCTTGGCGGCTTCCTCAAGCAGTTTTTCCCACTCTTTGGCACCAACATCACCACCAGTAAAACCATTCACGCCAGCTGTGTAGCCTTTGAACTTCTGCCAGTAATCATTATTGTACTTGCCAATATTCTTACCCTTCTGGACATTACCTTCACCAGCATGATAAGCACGTACAGCCTTCTCTAAATCCCCCTTAAAGAGCTTTAAAAGGTATGACATGTACTTTGCAGCACCTTCGGCAGATTGGGCTAAATCTGTACGGTCTTTTACACCGTACTGCTTAGCTGTACCGGCAAGAAACTGAAAGCCACCAGTAGCACCAGTCTGTTTATTCACCTGATTGGATTTACCAGTATTCCCTGTCTCAATCGCGTGAATAGCTGATAATGTGCCACTTGGCAGTCCGTACTTGGATTCAAGACCAGCAAAGTTGTACTTAGCTGCATTGGCTTGAACTTTTGAACTGGCGGTTAAGATTTTTTGTTGTTTCTCAAGCTCTCTGGTTCGCTCTTTCTCGGCCTCATTGCGAGAATCAACAGCACCCCTGGCCTTCATGATTGCATCATATTCAGCCTTAAGCATTTTTTGCAGATCAGCTCTGAGGACTTTTTTACCTTCCTCATTCTTAACAATAGCGCCTTCTACGGCCAAATACTTTTTAGCAAGGTCAATCATTACATCGTTATAACCGCGACTTGCTAAGGCTGATGTGATTGCTGAATCCTTGATATTGTTGCTAGAGGATTTTAGAAGTTTTTTAATCTCCTCGCTAAGATTTGCAACCTCTACAGCTTGCTCTTTGGCTTTATCGGTCGTCTTTTTCATCGACTTCTCTAAAGCACCTTGTGCCTGCTCAGCTGCCTTTAACTCCTTCTTGTTGTCAGAATAGGCCCCAATTAATTTACTTACTTTTGCGAGCTGATCATCAGTAAGAATATTTACGCTCTTAATCGCTTCATAGTATTCGTTACTTGAAATTTTCCCTTGAGAAAGTTGACTATTAAGCTTTTTAAAAGTGTTGATCTTCTCGTCAGCTATTGGCAAGCCTTCCATGAAAGCAAACAAATCAGATGCGGCTACTCGGTATTTAAGACCCAACCCCTCTACTTGTTCCGCAAGCGCTCGAGTTTCGTTGTCGCGCTGTAGTGTATTTAGCTCTCGGTATTTCGACACAAGATCATCAACTGACTGGCCTTGAATATCGATTGATGCGGTTGCCTTGTCTGCATTATCGCGCATCAACATATAGCCTGCTGCGACCGTTGCTAATGTTAGGCCAATCCCTACAGGCCCACCCAGAAAGCCAAGTAGCCCAGCGCTCGCCTTGGACACATTTACAGTTGAGCTATAAGCAGCTTTTTCCGCAGCCTCTTGACGAATAATGGCCTGAGTTACCGCATCGGTAGCTATCTTGTACTTTGTTGCTGCTGCGGTGGCACCAAATTTCGCTTGTGTAGCTGCTGCTGTGGCTTGGGTCAATGCAAGATGTGCTTTTGCATCGTTTACGGCTGCGGTAGCAAGCTTTACCTCTTCAATAGCCTGCGCCTGCGTCGCTGCACGTTGAGCTAGAGTCGCAGTAATATCTGCTTTTACCGCCAGTGTTTTAGTTGCAAGTGCAGTGGTGATGTAGCCGATACCCAAAACAATCGCGCCATCTGCAATTACATTAAGATTCTCCCCGAGAATCCGAATTGAGCCGGCTAAAGCAGTTGCGGCACCCGATCCAGATGCAGCCTCTCCTACAAATTTCGTAATACTGTCATTTAAGACAGTAAGTGACTGACCAATAGTTGTGTCTGTTTTGTTAAATAATTGATCAACGCTATCACCGGCTTCTAGGAGTGCTTTAGTGATAACTTCGCCTGTCAGTTTGCCATCAAGCATCATCTGACGCAGCTCGCCGCGAGTTACATTAAGCCCCTTTGCCATAGCGTTTAGCAGCCCACCAGCGCCATCAACCAAGCTGTTATATTCCTCAGCTCGCAAAATACCGCCATCAAGCGCCTGACCGTACTGAAACAAAGCACCTGCTGCTGACTCTGCCGATGACCCGCTAAGTGCAACTGCCTTAGATGTAATTTCAGTTAATCGTGCTGTCTGTGCCTGCGTCAAATTAAGGGTTTTTGCATTCGACATGTACTTGGAATACACATCATTCACAGCACCCCATGAAGATGCAGATTTCTGAGCAATTGCAAAAGTGTCCTGCATTGCTTGATTTAGTTCAGCTTGCGAATTGGTAACAAGTTTTAATTTATTATTAATGTCGGTGTAGGCATCCATCTTGGATATGGCAGCACCAACAGTCACAACGCCAGCCATATAACCCGCAAGTTGGCGAGTCGCTATAGACATTTGATCCATAGACTTGCTGGCAAAATCACCTTTCTTTTCGATGCTGTCTAGTTCATTAGCTAAAGCACGCGCATTTCTTTCAGCGTTTCTTGAGTCGATTACGATTCTTAATACAGATTCTTGAGCCATTTCACTTTCCTGCGGGCAATAAAAAAGCCCGCAGAATGCGAGCCATGGGTGGGTAATAAAAAAGCACATTAGAGTGATTTTTAATCATACATACTTATGCAGCCCAAATAATATTTCGCTGAAAATTCATTTAGCTGCTCCTCCTTTATTGATGGAGTTGAATAGTTTGGCTGCTCATAAGCATCACGGATGATTAGATTAACAATCTTATGCATATTTTTATCTGGATTTTGCTTAAGTGCTGAATCGTTTGCCTCTAAAGCTTTAATTAAAGGCATACCATTTTGTTTTTGCTTCATGATTGTATTTGCCATTTCCATGTACATCCGACAATTCTCTTCATGGTTAGCATTGCTTGTGTTTTTTGCATAAGCACCCAAGGACAAGCAAATCAAACTCCCTGCAATCAATAATCTTTTCATGTGATTTCCCTCTTGTAAGTAACCACAAGATACTAATTATCTTTAAAAAAAGAAACCAACTCACGCTGATTTCTTACTCATCTTCTTATACGCCTCATCAATAAACCGGTTATCCAGATCAAAGATGACTGCATTAAAAATATAACGCTCTACTGGCAACTCATACTGCTCACAATAGGCATTCAAGTCAGCAATGCTCAAGGCTAACGGTGTGCCTTGCTCATATCGACGTGACCGGGCAATGGTATTGTAAGCTTCGATCAATGCATTGGCTGTATAGCTATACTCAGGCCTTTTAACTTCTTCCGGTGGCTTTCTGCCTGTCGCTTCAGCTATTGCGCGTTGTTTTTGGTTGTACTCGCCCGCTTCTTCTTCGCTGGCGAATTGGAGGTATCGGTAGAGTTCTCGGACTTTCCCAGCACTTCATCTCGATAGCTGTTTGCTTCGGCCTGGATCTGGTCAGCTTGCGCCTTCACAAAGGCCCAGATTGCCACACCAATATCGCCCATATTGAAAAGCTTGGTTGCATTCTCAGGTGAGCATTCCGGCTCAAACTCCTTGTCATTTTCAACAAAGACCACGCCTTTCCAGTCAGCCACCAGGTGACATGCAGCAGCTTCAAGCAATAGCTCATGATAAAGCTTGTCATCACTACCTGCAGTCGCCACATCATAGCCTTTCGATGACAACTGATTCTGTGCACGTTCAACCGCTACTCGATATGCCTTGTAATCAGAGCCACGAATCTTAAATTCAGCTAATACATTTCCTTCGCTATCTTTATATTCTTTCCAAAGAGCGACTTCTTTACTTTGTTGGATTGCTACTTTTAAAGCCATGTTTGATCTTCCAAAAGAAAACCGCCCGAAGGCGGCTATTGATTAAACTTTAGGTGTGCGCGTAAGTGTTGGCGCCTGATCTACAACTGTGTATTCAAATGTTGTATTCAAGAGATCATCTTTACCACCAGTCGCAAGCGATGCTGTAAGCTCAACTTTAGGAATATTTAAAACGTATTTATTCCCAGCAGTATCCGTAATTGGAATGGAGAGTGAGATATTTCCATTGGTGAATTGCTTCTCATAGAACTCAGCCGCTTTCGCTGACCAGGCCATAGTAAAGCTACCTGTACCTTTGGCTGACATTTCAAGAATCGCACCAACCTCAAGACCAGCACCCAAGCATTTTTGCACTTGCATCGAGTTATCCCAATTAAAGGAGAATGCTGTAATACAGGCTGTACCTTTAACCGATGCACCATCAACAAGCACATCACCTACCGAGATATTCGACATACGAGGGTTTGATGACGCAGGCGTAATTGTTCCAGCGGGTGCGACTGCTGCTGTGGTTCGTTTTGTACCCATGAAGCCAAAAGTTAGACCGATCAGCCCAGACTCAGGAATATCAATACCAAATGTATTTACATGCAAGCCTGAAAAGGTGTGATAGTTGGCAATGTCGGTATAGCCAAGCAATACGCTGAATGTTTGACGAGTCGTACCACCAAAAGTCAGAACATTGGTTGCCCAAGCATTAAAAGCTGCTGCTGCCATCAAGTCATCATAAGCACCATACTGAGCTTCTGCGCTCAACTCGCCTGAATATTCTGCAGAGGTGATCATGGATGATTGTTGCAATCGGCTATCTGTAATTGAAGCTGACTCTGTTTTTTCGACACTTTGGTTTAATGAAATATCAGTAAATGCCAAGGTTTGACGTGCAAATGGCGAAGGCACTGTTCCAATAACAGTTTCTTTTGCAATCTGCACTAGTTGTTTTGCGCCCGAACTCATGGTTTTCTCCTATTCAAGGCATAAAAAAACCACCTTTCGGTGGCATTGGTTAAGTGTTTAAGCTAGTTCACTCGGAACTCAGCTCTGATTATTTTTGCGTAAAAATCTTGGTCATCCATGCTTTGTGGTGCATGGACTTTGTATATTTCGAGATGAGATACACCAAAGGATTGCAGGAATGAGCGCCAAGCATCGCATAGCTGCGTCATGACCAGGGTTCCCTTGTTGCTTGGGGTGAAGCACTGAATATTGATGATGCCCTGATCTCGAATGCATACACCACTAGCAATGCCTGCAATTAAACTATCTGCATACTGCATAGTGACCTTGCACCACGGCTTGTCAGTTGGCGGTACATAAGGCTGACCACCAACTAATGGCTGGTTTTCAATGCGGATATCGGTCTTATCCAATCCAGCGAAAGCAAATGCACCGACTCGCTTGTATATCTCTGTTTCAGCTTGAGATAAGGACATGCTCATATTATGCCACCAATTGAATTTGAGGAGCTGCTTCAAGTTGCTTTAGCAGCCCCATAACAGGTTTAGTTATCTTGTTAAAACACTCAGTATGTCCGCCAAAAATTATCTCTGGCTGATATCTGTATCTTTTTAATAAACTATGGATTCTTTTTTCCAAATCCCAGATATAACCAGCCTCACCACGCACTACATGAATCAGCGTAACTGAATAGCCTTTTACTTTCCTAAAACGCTCTTTAATGGTTTCTTTGGTGATACCTATTTTATAAAAAACCTCACCACCACCTTTCATTTGAATTAGGTATAACGAGCTTTTCCCATCTGAGTATCTTTTACATAGATTTATGTACTTTCCTCTTGAATAGGTATCTTTGTTTTCATTTGCACATTCTGGGCATCCACTTCCACTTTTGTGGTTGTGTGGGGTTTGTTTAAAAACACCATGTTCTCCGCAAATAATATTTACATGGGTAAACGCCCCTTTGTATTCGACTAGCGAATAGTCATACCTATCACTATGTACTTTTATAAATTCAGTAATCACCAAGTCTTTATCCTTGTGCTGAAGATTTGGATGCTCATCAATTGCACATAACCTGCAATTAGCACCATTCATATGATTGTATGGCGATTGCCAAAAATACCCATGAACTCTACAACCAATCTCCACAGGTGAATCTACAGATTTAAATACAACTCTTGAATAATCATATCTGTCGCCATGTTTGGTATAGAATTTCTCTATTATTTCTTTGGTTGTTCTTCGCCCAACGCCCGCACACTCACAACAACCATGACCCTTCAAGTGATTACTAGGGAATTGCCAGAAAGAGCCATGTTGAAGGCAGATTATTTCAATTCTTTCTTTGGAGTTGGTGTATTTTGAGTTGATATAGCTATATTTTTCGCCATGAGTTTTTTTGGCTTTCTGAATAAACTTCTCAGTCTTTGATTGCATAGCAGACGCTATGACTTTAGAATTACTTTCAGTCATCTTGTTACTCGAATTAACAGGTTGATTAGACCCCGATTAGTGTTACAAGCACTGTCGGGGTTGTTTGTTTATTATACCATAACCATCTATTTTTTATACTTATTTACTACCGATTGAAAGGCTAGCGCAAATACTCCGTGTGGCGCTTGTTGACTCCAACCATTTTCTAAAGCTAGGCCATAAGGGCTTAAAGTCTGGATATACACAAGACCGCCTATTTTCGCTGTAGACGCTATTTGCAGACCTTCTCGAAGCGTTTCGTTGCCCGACAAGTCATAGCCTTTTTCATAAGTGCTTTGAGGTGAACCAAGAGTGACTTTATGCGATGCCCGAAACTCACCATCCATAACAGGTGAGCGCGTAACAACTTGCTGCAATGTTTCGCCTATGATCTTTTTGAGATGGTCGTCTGCATTCTTCACCACATCAAGCGCAAAATTACTCGGTTTGTTTTTCCAGGCCATCAGTTTCACTCTCCTGAAACATTGCAAAAAGATCCTGAGCTATGCGCTGTATTGAGTAGGCTTCAAATTCAGTGCTGGGCTTCTTCTCACCCATCAACTTTCTAATTCTCTGCCAGATATGCACAGCCTCATGCAATAAAAGCCCATGTACCTCAATCAACGTTCTTTCACTGCAATCGCCTAACTGAACAACGCAATGCTTGCCACCTTCATAATAATCAACCTGAGCACCTGCGCCTAAATGCATAAACTCTTGTGTGTCGTTCATATCATCAAACAACAAATCAAATTGATCTTGATTGCGGACTAGAGTGTATTTTGAATGCTCAAAGGGTGAGATATGCCATTCGGGTACATAGTTGTTGTTGATCATACACCCACCTTTCTTAATTGAATGGTATAGGTCGCTGCTACTGGATCAGCCCCAATATTCACGACCTTGAAATCACCCTTACTAGTAACCCAAACATCATCAATCTGTGGCACCGCAGTTACTTCATTTTGCAGCACAATAGCTTTAGAATCTGTCGCCTGATAATCAGCAGGCTTGACCATATCTTTTAAATACGAGCCAAACAGAACACCACGACCAGAATATGACTCATCACCAACAACAGGATAAGTCTGCGTTTCAAAATCAAACTCACCAGAATAGATCAGTTTTTCACAGGTGAAAGTGTCGACAGCATCGGCCAGATCCTCATCGAATGCAGCCGCAAGTTCAGCTTGTAATTCTTCTCTCATCACTTCACCACAAATGTATTAATTGCAAAGCCTTTTAGGAGGTATGGACTCAGCAAGTCATCAATGAATGTCATTGTTGAACTCTTGCCTTCCTCTTTTCCAACCACATAAGTTTTGGAAACGCTTGTACCTGATTGCGCTGATACAGTTTTGGATGCAACCACACCCTCCTTGGTGTCTTTGTAAAGTTCACCTTCTGCAGCCATCTGTGCAGCATAAGCCCCTGCAAGTAATACATCTTCTGGGATTACTTCAAATTGACGCAAACGCTTGGCACGAAGCCAAGCATTCGCTTGAGTAACTGCGAGATTAGCGTCACCCGATCCAGCCCAATCTGGGCCAAGGCTTTGAGTGACTGAATCGATAGTGACGTAATTCATAGTTATTCCTGTTCTAATAGAGCGACTAAATCAGCCTTTTTTGCATCAGCAGGAATCTCAATTCCTTTTGCTGCAAGCTGCTCTTTGAGTTTTTCAACCGTTAGAGCATTGAAGTCAGTTGGCTGGGTGCTATCACCAGCACCTTCAGTACCACCGCCATTCTTACCAGCATCATCACCCTTGGCTTCTGAACCCGTAGATGAACCAGATGCTTTACCCGATGTCTTTTTAGGCTGCTGAACCTTAAATCCAGCAACCACGTCTTCCCAGCGGGTTTTTTTTTCGCCTTTACCAATAGCCATGTTTAGCTCCTTACTTGGTTAGAATGAATGCCAATGGAATGGCTTTGCGGTCATAGACACGCTCCCAGTTTGCAGCCAGAGCAAGGTCAGCCCATGATGCAGAGACTGCTGGATCTTCTGTGCCATTACCCGTGATGGTTGCGCTAGTGAAGCTGTAGCCAAGCGGGTGAATGAATGTCTTACGACGCGACCAGATTGTTTCTACACCACCACCGTTCGCTTCTTCATCTTTATAAGAAACAGTTTGCGCATTGTCTGGCTGACCGAAGCCATAACCGATTGCACCAGCACCCAGTAAGATTGATAGGTACTGACCTGAGATCATTGGCATGCCGTCATCTTTAATAAGACGCTTGCCTTGGTAAGTAGCAATCTGAGTTTTAGCATCTGAATGCTCAACAAACTCGATCAAGTTTTGCTTCTGGAGGTCGGCATATTTTTTAGAGTGGACCACTAGAGCGCCTAAGCCCTCGTCGCTATCACCCATGGTTGCACCAGCATCAATGATGATGTCAGCATCCAGACCGCCAACCGCATCAGACACCACCATATCGCTTGAGTGGTTGGCCACGTTGTCGGCATACACACCCAGAGTGGATGCAATTAGACGACGTTGAACCTGACGTTGCCAGTAGCGGTTTAGTTTGCGACCCACTGCTGCAAGTGGATCTTGTGCAGTTAATTCCTTCACTAAGTTTGCAGCTGCCCAGCCTTCGTTCAGGTGAGCAATACGGGCTTTCATCACACCAGTATTCAGTGCCAACGGAACAGCTTTGTCAGCCGGGTTGTCGTTGCTGTAGTTTGGTTCGATAGACGCATCCAAATCATTCCAGTACGGAACTTCCTGAATCGCAGTGCGTGCATTCAATAATTGGCTAAATTCGTTATTGGTGACCAATACACCCGAATCAGCAAATGCAGTTTTTTCAAGGGAATCGCGATCAATGTAGCTTGCCAAAAGGTCGCGGTTATAAATATCTGTAAGGCGAACTGATGCCATAAGATTAATACTCCAAATTATTTATTAAATTCACCATTGTCTAAAGCAGCCTTAAACCCTGATGGGTCGCGTAATTGCCACTCTTGACGCTCGGCAGTTGTCATTTCGCTTGGTTTTTTAGTAGCACCGCCACCTTGACCACCAGAAGCCCCACTTCCTGATGCGTTTGACGCACGAATCAAAGGCTTGAATGCCTCATTCGCACGAAATTCTTTTTCTAAATCTTCAATGCTCAATGCGCTTGGCTTGCCCTGCAAATCAAGAACACGGATTTTGATTTCACCATCTACAGTTTCAACCTGTAGACGATTGCTAATATGTGGAAGTAAAACGGAATCACTACCTGGTACAGCAAGTTTTGCTGCCAATTCAGTAGCTTTGCTTCCCACCGTTAATTTGTAGACTTGCGCTTCAAGTGACTGCTTTTCATTAAGCAGCTCGGTTTCGCGTGCTGTGAATTTCTCACCCCATGACTTTTCCAAGGCTTCGATATTGCCGTTCTTACGGGCATTTTCCTCAGCTTCTTTTCGGGCCTGCTCTTCCGCTTCTTTGCGCTTTTGCTGTTCGGCTTTCTTTTCAGCAAGCAGTTCATCAACCTTTTTGCGTAGGCCATCATCGTTTTGAGGTTGTGGAATACCTTCGATTTTCAGGACGTATTTACCGTCTTTTTCTTCATAGAGTGATTTGACAGATTCCTCGACACCATCGAGATTTTCTAATTCATACTTCAGCATTTTGCTCTCCGAGCGATTGTGCAGTCACAAACTGCGGGTATAAAAAAAGACCCGTTTGGGTCTAGGTTAAAATTGGTTTTAAAGTCCGAGTTTTTTAAACGTCTTCGCATCCAACGCCTTTAACTCATCCAGCGTGTACATAGCGCCTTGTGGATCGACAAACTTATCAATGCTGTACTTGCCTTCTTTATAGAGCTTGTAACGCGATGGACCAAGCCATTCTTTCTGAAAAAACTCATCCGCTTGATCAAAAAATTGCTTGAATGATGTGTTGGCGTCCAATTGCCCGATAATGCCGTCGCGCTGATCTTTGGGAATATCACGCACTCTCCTTTCATCCATCACAAAAGGGCGCTTGCCTGATAGCTTTCCGTCTGCGTCAACTCCAACCAATACAGATCGGCAGTTATAGTGCAAAGGCGGTCGCGGATGTGGTTTGTCAATCTCATACACCGACTGATCTAACACAGAACACGTTTTGGATGTCCTTCCATCAAGTGTGCTGACGAATTTCACATGAGTAAAACCTAAAGCTTTCCACGTATCATCATAAGCAACATTCGCCACATGACTTCGTGCAGTCCTAACCGTTCGCTCAATCTCAACCTTGGTCGCATCCCAGATACCACCAACATAAGCGTATTGATTGCCTACTTTGGTTCGCTTACCACGAATACGGGTAATGATTTCCTGATTCGTCTGACCCTGATTGATACCGTCACGAATGGCATATTCAACCTGCTTTCGAGCCTTATCCAACACAAAGCCAAACATTTCATTAATAAGCTGACCGCCTGCCAATGGAGTAGACTTTGCTTTTTTGTAGAGCTGTTCACCACTGACCGAGGCTGCTGCACCTGTCATCAACTGATTGACGTACGATGCTTCATACACCGCCATGCTGACCGCTGACTGGTGAAAGGTTTCCGGCACCTCAACTGATATCTCTTTAAACCGGTCATTCAGCAGGATTCGGATTTCTTTCAATTGATCAGTAGTGTATTGACCACTCGCCAATGCGATTCTTTCAGCGTCAGACAGGTTTTCAAGTAATTCCCTTAGCTCTGACACCATCTTATTAGACAGTCCGTAGAATCGGCTTAAAACTTCATTTACAGCTTGGGTCGATGCTCGATAGCTATAAGCTGAATGTTGACTTAAGGCATTAAGTATCGCTCGTTGTGCTATTTGGTCATTCATAGTTCATACCTGGTAAAGCACTAGCCGTTTCAGCCTCGATCCGCTTCTCCTCTTCCTCAAAATCAATCTCAGGGACTTTGCCAGTCGTGCGGATTGTATGGAAGGTTTCACGGCTCAATTTGCCCTGCTGCACCAGCTCGTTATAGAACTTCAGTGAATCCAGCGAAAGCTTGCCTTTAGCGAAGTCCTGCTTAATTGTGAACTTGGCTTTATCACCAGAACCGAAGTACTTGGCACACCAGCGCAAGACAATTTCAGAGGCTTCGTTGAGGTTCGCCACACATAAAGACAGGACAGAATATTTCGCCATCGATTCATTATTGGATTCAGTCGCAGTTTTCACCACCTGATTTTCCTCAAGCAGTTTTGCGCCTAAAGCTTTCATGTGCTTCTCTTTGGCTTCCATTGCTTCCTTGGCAATCATCTGCTCCTCTGCCTGAGCAAAGTCAAATGCTGCACCCGTAGGGAGCATTAAAGGTGTACTTGAGCCAAGCATCACGCCATGCTCTTGCAGCCAGTCACGCCACTCAGTATCAAGGCCAGTCATTACCGGTTGAATCTGACCACAAAGGAACACACTGTTCTCGTACTCAGCCGAGTTGTGATAATGCGCAATATTCATCAAAGCCAGTGACTCAAGCGGGATGTTATCAATCTCCCAATCATTGGCCACTGATCCAAGCGGGATAAATGGAATCTCATTCCACTTGGCACCATTTGCATCAGTTGGATAGTACGGCTCACTATCCGCTTGCAAAGTGCCGGTGCGATCAGAGTAAATCTGAACACAATATTCACCGTTCTGGTCCAGTCGCAATACCCGGTAGAGCTGAATCTCTTTTAAGCTGAACTCATCACTCGGATCGACAATCGAATCTTTCTCAGCAAGTACCACCAAAGCTGTTTTGAAGTGAGCACCAACTTTTCGCACACCCCAGTTGATAATGCTTAAGGTTTTGTAATGCACGACTGTCGGCAGAATACCTAAGCGCTCCACCTCAGCAACTGAAGTCGCACCATCTGTCTGCGGATAATCCACAAAGAGACCGCCACGGCCAGCATCAAGCAATCCACCTAAAGCACTTTGCATCAAGTGGTAGTAAGACTTGCCAGTACCATCAGCATTGTATTTCAGGAAGTCCATACCATCGGGATCGAAGTTCGGATCTTCCGAAAAGGCAATGCCGATTAATTCCTGTTTGGTATCTTTGGTGATTTCATACAGCACAGCACGGTCACGATAAGCCTGATTGCGTAAATCATTTTCACGCTGATCTTTGCTCACCTTGATTTCAGGCAGATATAAAGCACCTGCCTTTTTCACTGCATTTGCACCATCACACAGATCGTGAACGACCTTCCAGCGGCCTTCAAATTCAGCATATTTAGGATGTTTTGAATTGACTGCCATTTAGTACACCGTTTTAAGTGATAGTGTTTTAGCGAATGGTTTGATGATTGGGAATCTCTTAACCAATGGGTATGTGCCAGCATCACCCACATGGTCCAGACCTGATTTTTTATCAGGCATACCGAAATCATCATAAATTTGCTGTTCTAGAGTTTCAGTGAATCGAGGACATTTATTGGTATTCACAAGCAATGTACGCTCTCCCTCACCATTCAAAATCAATGCATTTGTCGCGTTAATTCGATCTTTGATTGCAGGGTTGGTTGTATTTACTTCAACCTTAAGCCCATGCTCACGCAAAATCTGGTGATCCGATTCACTGCTATTTTTTGAGGACTTTGCTTGTCCAGCGGCATCAGGAATTACCACAATTCCGTGTCCCGCAAATCTTTCATTAATCAATCTAGCCATGGTTGGTGTATCGCGGACATTAACCAACTCATCCAGTGCTCTTGGCTTTCCGTCACGAATTACGTAAACCACAGCAGCCATCTTCAGCACATTAAAGTCCATGCCAATAATTAAATTTTCATTTGGCTTAATTTCTTCATCTGTATGATTCAAAACCCGATCAAAATCAGGATATACAGCACCACTGGTTAAATTGACAAACTGCCCTTTCAAATATGCCGAGATTAGTTGTGCTGGATATGATTCAAACAATGATGAAATATAGTCATCAGGTAGATTCATCTCATTGTCATAAGTTGAAGCTTGAATCATTCCATACAATGCGCGTTTAGCAGGCGTTGAGTTGGCCTCTTTTACGAATTGCTCATAGGTAAATTTAAAGCCCTCTGGTGTGGTCGCAACATCAATGCCATTCACCAATCCAGCCTGCTTATAACGCATACGAGCAATGATCTTTCGCCATGCCTGTTGGGCTTTAACGGTTGGCATTACATCCAACTCATCAATTAGCGCATGACCAATCTTAAAACCTACGATTGTTTGAGGCTTTTCCATGGATCGACAAATAATCGTACTGCGATACTGCCGACCATAATAAATATCCACCTCTTTGTTTGATTCGTAGATTTTGGTCTTTAAACCCCAATCAAATGCCACTTCATCAATGGTTGGAAAAAAGATGTCTCGAATCTGCGGATAGGTTGGTGCAAAGTAGCCAAGTGGCACTTTAGGAAACTCCCAAGATTTATCACAAAGACTTGAACACCCTACCCATGTTTTTCCACTACCAAAACCAGCCACAAACGCACGGAACTTATTTTTGAGTTGCAGAAACTCAGCCTGAGGTACATTCAGGGTTGGGTTGATGTTCGGCATTTGACTTACTCGCATTTACAACTTGGATTGTGACCTTCACTGGAGTTGGATCATCACCTGCACCATCTTCACCATCACGAATACGCTGGATTTCTAATTTTTTAAGCTCAATATCTAGAAGTTGAACATCATGACCTTGCATCTCATCTTTAATCTGTTTGATGAGATTCTGCTTCATAACTTTATTCTTCCCCCATTCCTCATACATCTTTTGAAGTTCTCTAAGACGAACTGCCTTATTGGCTAAAGGAATGTCATAGATATTGGTTCTGAATTCTTCTCTTGTTGCATGAAATAACTTGGTTAAATTCTTGCTGAGATTCTTGCCTGTTGGCTTTGTTGGGTCATATGCGGCTACCTGTTGCCGCCCAACTTCTATCTTAAATTCTTGTTTTACAGCGTCTGCTACCTGTTGAGGGGTTTCAAAGCAAGCAAGAGACTGAACTATAAAGATTTTTACAGGCTCTTTAAGTGCCGCCATACCTACCTCTTTGTAAAACGACGTAAAACAAAGCAGGCAAAAAAATTAAGCCAACTTCAATAAACACGTACCACATGCATGAGCAATATTAGCCCGAGATATAGTTGGACCATCATTTGCAAGCTCTACCATTTTTTGGACATCTGGTGATGCACCGTAACGCTGGACAACACCGTGGAATTCTTCAACGTCGTGACCACGTAAGAATAGTCTAGGATCACCCATTGAGGTGTATTCAAACTCACCATGCTTATCCTTCTTGTGCCCAATGTGATAAAGCTCATGCTCTACCAGCGCACAAAAATCCACATCACTCATCACCTGGCATACACGTGCATCTAATGTAATGATGTATTTAGGCACATCACCAAACCAGTCAATCAATTGAAGTTCTTGCCGGTCTTTACGCCAACCACCCACATTAATCATTACTCTTTCAGTTTGGCCCAATACACGACGGTCTTTTGCTTCGCATTTGGTATAAGCCCAAAGGAATGAAATCTCAGGAGGTTGAAAGCTTAATAGGTGCTCATGGTCTGGATTGTGGAGTTTCCCCCATGATTCAAGAAAGGTTTCTCTAATCCATGGCCATAAATCATTATTGGCAGGCTCGAAGTGAAGTAGACCACCAGTTTCAATAAATTCGTCATCTTCAACATCTGTATTTTGATTATCTTGGATTGGCGGGTATGGTCTTTTCATAATCTTCAGCCATTAAAAAAGCCACCTGGCGGCAGCTCTATTTTTAACCCCTGGCCTCTCGACCAGGCTCATCTTCAGGAACTCTATAACGCCAATATCGATCAGGCTTAACCCACACAACATTGTCTTCAGTCTTCTTTTTAAATGCACTATTTACACTTAACTTTAAAACCAAATTACCGTCGGGATTCTCTTTCAGAAGATCCATCAAATCGTTTTTAACCAAGTAATCGACTACATCCTCCTGATAAAGACAACCATCCTTCTCAAGAGTATTAAGCATCCATTGAATCACTTGATCAAGGTTCACTTGAAGCACCCTGTTTACGCACTAAAACAAGACTATCCTCAGGAAAATCACCGTGATCTAATTTTTTACCTGCAAACCACTGGCAGCGGTAACCTCCACGAAAAACATTAGAGGATGGCAAATGCCCAGGATCGAGTTGCTTGACGGACATTTCTGGCCCACCAGCATTCAATTTAACAATATCCCCGATTTGATATTTAGGTTTACGCTCTTCGCTCATATTTTTCTCTTAAGGTTTCATTTGAATTAGAACCTTAAGATGAAGAATATTTACACAAGAGTCAATCCCGATAACACCACTTCAAATCATCCGGTACAGTCAAAAATACATTCAACTGAGTCACAGCAAAGTCATGCACGTAATTCAAATACTCAGTCATCTGTTTAACGCTTAATTTGGTTGTACTGCAAAGTCTTATCACTTGCTCTGCAATCACCCGGTATTCTTCACACTCATTCTGCTTAAGCATTGCAATGGAATCACACATCTCAGCAAACTCTTGATCATCACGACGGTAGATATAAATCAGGAACTTCTTCTTAAACTCATAATGCAGTGAGTCTTTATCCTGACCAGTCTTTTTCTCTATCTGGCCAAGCCACATCCAATACAAACGATTCTGTGCAGTGGACCTATCATCCTGTTTCTGATCAATCACCACCCTTAACGGCTTGCCCTCATTAATCGCTTGAGTGTAATTGGTATGCATGAAGCTAATGGCTTTAGTGATATCTGCATGACTTTGAATAGGAAACACGGCTTTTTGCATTTCCTATCTCCATCTATCTTTTTGTCATCTTGTTTAGATCGCCAGACCAGTATTCATGTTTGCACTTTTCACAAACCCAAATACTGCGCGTCCAGCCCATTGCTATAATTTGATCACCATGAACTGTTTTGATTTTCTTATAGTCGTGCTTGCATGTTAATCGCTGGTAGAGAGCTACTAACATTCCAATTGGCAGTAATGGAATAATCAAGATGTTCACTATTAATTTTCTTATATCCATCAAAACACCTCTCTATCTTTCATCACCAACATCCGCTCAACTCTCACCAACCACTGATCAAACATTGCTTCACTCTCAGCCCGACTACCTAACTGGAATGTATCGAACTGGAAATGGCAGGAATGGCACAGGCAAACGGTTTTGCTGTCATCGGCCTTGATTCCCCTGCCTTTGCCGTCACGGCTTGAATTTGAATGAGCAGCCTGAGTATTGGGATTACCGCACCGGATGCATGGCAGCTTTCTGATTGCTGCGAGTCTTTTGTGGTTGCGCATTTAATTGTTCTTCTATGCCGTGGATCTGCTTATTCACTTTGCGAAGTTCAGCACCGCACATTTCCTTAAATGCATAGCTTGAAAACAGATGGTTGTAATTCATCAATCGGCTACGATTCTTTTCAAGTACTTCTAAATTCCGTTTTGCTTCTACTGTGTCCATATTCACCGACCTTGACGCTTATACTTGCGTCTCTTTGCCTGACTTACACGATTAGGCTTTGATTTGTTTGATTGTGGCTCACCCCACAAGATTGAATCCCAATCACCACCACTTGAGCGTGAGTATTCCGCAAATGCCGTACCTAGCATTGCAGCAACAACCATTCGACCTAATCGCATATCCACCACCAATAAGAAAAGAAAACCCCTCAACATCTAGAATGCGAGAGGCTTTGATTGCCGTAATACGTCCGGCGAATTCGCTATATAACGAACAAAAGGGATTTTTTATTAAAACTTCGCTATATGGCTAATCTATTTTAACCTTTCCACACTTCCGGCATTCAGCCTGATTAAAGATATCAGACTCGTAATCGTAGTGATGGAAGCAGAATAATCGTTTTAGGAATTGGAGCATGTGGATCTCCTTTTTGACTGATTCTTTGTGTCAGTGAAAATGTCAGAATATTTCTATTTATTTTCAATGCATTGCTTTTTGATTAATTAAATATTTGTCAAAACTTTTGTCATATTTCAGGCATTAAAAAAGCCCACCATTTGGCGAGCTTTAATGACTAGTGAACCTGACTACTCAAGCGCACTATACCTGAAATATGCCATATCGCGGTATACCGGTCAATACCTATCCGATTTTTAATTGATTTTCACGCGAATGGATGAAATGACGACCACAATTAATCATCATGTGAGCGATTGGCTTGCTCTGATTCGTCATGGTCGCCACAGCACTTAAACTACGATTCTCCACCTTATGCTTCACCAAACACATGACTGCATACTTAGCCGCATAATCCACTGCATCAGAGTTAAAAATACCTTTCAGTAAATCCTGTACCTGATCTGCTTCAAAATCACTAATCTCACATTTGATATAGCATTTAGAATTACGTGGAGTTTTATCAGCCGCACGGATCAACCAGTAAATCTGGTTTACATGCAGTCCATCCGGCAAATCTCCGCCTTTCATGCGAACAGTTTCACACCATGCCCCAAACTGCTCCAACCATCCATCAATGTTGTACTTCGCCCAATCCATCACTTCCGCCTTAACCATCGCATTCATCCCTATTCCCTCTCAAACCCTAATTACTTCTAATGCTTGCTCTACACTCTCAACCACATAAACACGGCCTTGCCATGTCTGATGCCATACCACCTGGTCTGGTGTGAGTTTTCTATCTGATTTAGGTTTTGCTCCATCCTTCACTTCAATCAAGAAATTTAATCCCCGAATGCCTACCAGCAGATCTGGACAACCCTTGCCAGTTGAAGCAAGCGATTGAACACTTGCCCCAACCTGACGTAACGCCTTTACAATTTCAGCCTGATTTGCATCAACCTTTGCGGCTCTACGCATTGGCACCTCGCAAAGTTTTCTTGATCTCACCAATGCAATACCGAATCGCAAAAACTCGCTCAGACTTTCCAGACTTCTTGTTCTGCTCTAATGCAAATTCAAGCTGCTTGATTAATCTCGCAGAAGAAGTTCTTAAATTGTCATTTTCCTGCTTAGCCTGGTGAAGCTCCTGAGCCAAACGATCTACCTCTAAAATAGCCTGCTCTCTTGTGAGCTCCTGATCCGCAAAGCACTCTCCATCAGCATGGCAATACCCATCGGCACCACAGTACGGGCTACCACCTTTGCATCTCATTACGGCATCCGCCCAGACATTGTGGTTCTTGCTTAGCAAGTCATGTTCACACGGTATTTTTATTGCTTTCATGGCTCACCTCGCAGGCTTCTGGTTTGCATCACACCAATAACTTCTCGCTTATGATTCACAACTGCATCGCAATCAAAACATGTGGCCTTACCATCATGAAACATGGTTGTACTGAAGTGCAGACAGTCACCGATATCAGTCTTATGTAACTTCGGCTGTGGCGACTTGGATGCATCAATCCGCCCCTGTAACTCCTCAACCTGCTTCTTCTTCTCGATATAACAAGTCTCCATGTTGTTGAGTTGGGCTTTTAGTGAGTCAACTTCCTTTTGTTTCAACTCCCAAAGACTGAGTAATTTTTTTGGCTCCCTGATACTAAATATTTTTGCAAAACTATGTGCTGTCATACCTCCATGCTCTTTTGCAAACCACTCTTCAAAATCACGCGGCAAATTTCCTAAATCACTCATATCGTCACCTCACCACCACAATCAGCGCAGGTGTGAGTTTCACCATGAAAGAAGCTAGAGTTCTTCCAGTGAGCGCAGTTGCATTTAAGTTCTGATCTAGGTTTTGATTTATTTTCTGCCTCGCTAATAACTTTAGGCGTCTCCATCACCTCGCACGCTCTTTCTGCCAAAGTCGCATAGCCAGCAATGTCGTGCCAGTTGTCTTTATAATCAGGTGCGCCATTCACAGCTCTGGCGATCTTGTTGCAAATCATAAAAAGACTGGTTTTCTGCTCTGCGTTTAAATGCTCGTAGTTTGCGCCACGTTCAACGATAGCTATGAGTTGTTGAGTTGTACCTGCCACATCCGAATAACTGCCATAACGCTCACCACGTTCGTTTAAAGTGTTATTTACTTCACTCATCCCCAAACTCCTTGTAATTCCTTTCATCATTTTCTTTCAACGCTTCCAGTGCTTTGTGCTTTTCATCCCATTCGATTTTTAAAGCTTCGATGGTTTCACTTGGTGCGAGTGGCAAATAACCTGCAATTTTGTCGCGTAGTGTTTTTAAATCAGTCATGCTGCTGCCCCTTGCATTTGCGCCTTAAATTCTAAAAACTTTTCCCAATGCTGATCCGGCAATACCGCCCTACCATTGGTGTAATGGCTCATTGTTGTTGGGCTAATACCAAGATATTCAGATAACCGTCTTGCTGTGCCCTTTCGATTCACCAGGATGAACTCGACCAGCTCTTTAGTTTTTGGGTGATCCTTGTATCGATCCCGGTTTACCTTCTGTGATCGAGTGTTCTGCTCAGTCTTACACTTCACGCACTTGTATGCCGGATTGGTCATCACTCTAAATCTGGTTTCACCGTGTCGAGGACATAGGCCAGTAAAGTCTTTTAATCCCTGTTCAATCGCTTCTTTTCGGCGCTCACGGTTTACAAGCATGTAAGGTCTGGCAATTTGCAGTCTTGGCTTGGCCTTAGCTTCATAACGCTTCTGTTTGCAGCCTAAGCACTCATGAGATCCAGCCTTGGTGACTCTGTACTCATTGCCACCACATTTGTGACAATCGAAAGTAAATCGAGTTTCACCCTTCTTGATTGCTTCCTCTCTTGCAGCTCTCAGACCGTCGATTCGCGCCATGCCTTGTCTATTGCGTCGGCATTCAATGCAGATGCCACGCTTGTTGCTCAGGACCTGGTACTCAGTCCGACCGTGATTAGGACAAATAGCAAAATAGGTTTTCTCTCCCGCCTGAATCGCTTTCACTCTTTCAGCACTGTTCAGCATGTTTTGCTTATATGCTTCTGAGACTTCCTTGTGTTTGGTTCTGCATGCCAGGCAGTAAGTTTTGCCATACTTGGTTTCGTATTCAGTCCAGCCGTGGTTTTTGCATTTACCCTGGAAGCGAGTTTCGCCTTTCTCCTGCGCCCATTTCGCAAGCGTGCTGATCAACATCTTCCGGCTTGATTCATCGGTAGACTTAAACTCAACCAGCTTGAATTGATTCTTAGCAGCTTGAATCTCGCCATACTTGAAGGTGCTGATAACTGAGTACAGTTTTTCCCGACGTTCAGGCTTTAGCAAGTACACACCGTCACGGACCTTGCGAAGCGTTTCAGCAGGCATACCCACCATTTTTCCGAGTGCCGTTATGTCACCAGTCTTGGCTTTACTAAAGAACTCAGCCACGATCCGGCGCTGCTCTTGCTTTAAAACTTCCTTTTCCTGTTTTCTTTGCTGAACTTCCAGCGCTCTTTTTTGCTTTGATGCTGATAGTTGCTTGCCTTCACGCACTGCTTTGTTAGTAGCTTCGATCTTTGCAATGCTTTCTTTTTCAGAAATCACTGTCTTTCTAGTGCGGTCCAGAGGGATATTTCCATCTTTGAAGTTAGTAAACCCCATCGGTAGCTCAGTAATAGTGTTTTGAGCCAGCCAAGCTTCAACATCGTTATTTAATTTTTCAGATTCGATTTGTTTTTGATAAATACTCATGCCGCACCCCCTGCGCTTTTCCCTACAACCTGCAACTGCGTGTAATACTCAGGGCTTAAGTCACAGAATGTCGCTCGGCTTAAATCAGTTGCCAGTCGAACCGTTCCAGTTGAGCCATTACGCGCTTTACCAATGATAATCTCTGCTGTGCCCGCTTCTTTTGAATCCTTGTTGTAAACTTCATCGCGGTAGATAAACATGATGATGTCTGCATCCTGCTCAATGGCACCTGACTCACGAATATCTGACATAACAGGGCGTTTGTTAGGTCTGGTTTCCAGAGAACGGTTAAGCTGTGACAACGCAATCACTGGACAACCAAAATCTTTGGCAATCTTCTTTAAGCCCCATGAAATATCACCAATCTCCTGCACCTTGTTTCCGGTCTTGTCTGGTGGTGTCATGATCTGGAGGTAATCAACAACAATGGCGTTCAACTTGCCGCCTGTTTTCTGCTTAACCTTACGAGCTTCACGGCGAATATCGGCCAAACTTGGAGAAGCTTTGTCGTTAATGAAGATTGGACATTTTTTTAAGGTGTCTACAGCGCGGTAAATACATCCAGCACCTTCAGAGTCAAACTGAGCCGAACGCACCTGTTTAAGCGGAATCTGACCCAAACCTGAAATCATTCGTTCCATGATCTGCTCTTTTGACATTTCGCCAGACATAAACAGCACCACTTCACCTTGATTCACTGCCAGATCCAGCATGATGTTCTGGGCCAATGTGGTTTTACCCATCGAAGGACGTGCACCGATAATCACCAGATCGGTACGGTCAATACGGTCCAGCTTGTTATCCAGTTCAATAAAACCCGTCTTTACCCCTGCCTTGACTTCAATACCGGCATGAATCTTTTGATGACGATCAATGATGTCGGTCAGCACGTCCACGGCAATTGCTTCGACGCTCAAAGTTGCTTGCTGGGTCGATGTGTTATCAAGACCAGAAACCAGTGACTGCACTTTTTCAATTGCGGTTTCACCGGTGTAAGTCAGCGTATCGTTGGCAATAGTGCTGATATGCTTGCTCAGGTCTGCAATCTTTCTGCGAGTGGATAAATCTTTTAGGGTTTTGATGTGCGTAGGAATGAGGCTAGGAAGCGATATGGCGCTCGATAGCTCCATGATGTACGTTTCATCAATCCGGGTGCTTTCTGTTGGATTTGAGCGAATCTGCTCCCAAACAACAACTGCATCATGCCCTTCGCCTTTTAAGTGCTGGCGTTTGATGTAATTGAAGATGACTTGGTGACGGCTGGCATAGAAATCACTTTCTTCCAGTTGCTCAATGTAGTCACCAGATCCGGCGAAATCCATGAATGAACACAAAACGGCTTGTTCGGTAGGAATCGAAAATAACTCAGTCATTGCTCATCCCCTTAAATTTCTTTGCCACACCTTTGAAAACTGGTGCTGCTGGTTGGTCAGGGGTTGGAGTTGCCTGTGGATTCTCTAACTGCTCGATCTCAGCATTGGTTTCAGCCCAATTCCAAGCAGCTTTGAATGACTCCCAGCCACGCAAAACGATAATCTGGAATACACGCTCATTTGAAAGTTTTGCTTCTGCTGCTTGATTGAAGATGATTTTCAGGGAACGGTCAGTGATGGTTTTGCGTTTTTTGTTTTTCAGATCAATGAACTCTTGAGCTGTTTTTTCAGATACACCGTTTTCGATTAAGAATTTTTTAGCAGAGAATTTTTTAGGTTGCTCGGGTGCGGATGCGCCTAAATTAATATCTGTAGTATTCTCTGTTGTATTCTCTGTATTAGATTGCAGGTTTTGCGCATTCTTGCTTGCAGGTTTGCTGCAATCTAGTTCGCAGGTTTCCTGCAAACTAGTATGTAGGTTTCCTGCAAACTGTGAGCAATCAAGTGTTTCAGAGTATTCAACCAGTGCTTGATATAGATTTTCACGCTCAACACGGAAAAATACGCGACAAGGCACACCCATTTTTTTCTCTGAAATAAAACCTAGTTCAAGCAGCTTTTTTCGAGCGTTTTCTTGCTCTGTTCTTGTTAGACCTGTCTCTTGAGTCCATTCAGCTTGGGTCTTGTAGATCCATCCCTCTGCACTCTTAGAGCGTGAAGTCCAGTACACCAACTGGGAAAGCATTAACGCCCCATTAATACCGCACCCCAGAAAAACGTAATGCTTGTTGAAGGCAATCGGTTGTTCATTCATGGCTTCTATCAATTTGATAACTGGAATTGCCTTGTTCATGCCTCACCTCGTGCAAATACAAATAATTCATGACGGGCCTTGGCAACCAAACAAGCATTGTCCAAGCTTGGGTTTTTAAGGTTTGCTTTAAGTGCTTTTTCCAAAAGTTGAATTTTTTGAATAAGCATTTTTTCTCTAAAATTTCGTGTTAAACTAGTCATGTTTACTTTTCCTTCTAGACTTGTGAACGTGAAGCCTGATCTAGACCATCAGGCTTTTTCTTTGCTTGAATCCCAGTGATTCCCTTCCAATCCCTCTCCAAAGCTGACGCCTGTAGACAGATCCCTTACTAAAGCTGTTAATCCCAAGCGCTCGAATGATTTTGCTTGTAAATTAAGTACATGCCACTCACCGACGATTTCCTTCTCTAGGAGATACGCCAAGTATTGAGCAAGGTCTTTACCCTTAATTTCGGCAAGTAGTTTTGCCCGCTCATGGATTTCAGGAGATAAACGAACATGTGTGGATTTCTTTTCAAGACTCATAAATTCACCTATGCGATTTGCTGGGGTGCGCAGTGCGCCAGCCATAATTTTTCAAGATTCTTGCCTTTCTCGTATCCAAGGCGTTTGCCACATAAGCCGTTTTCAAGATTGCTTACATAGTTTTGAGAGCAATTAATCTCAGTAGCGATTTGGGTTTGGGTTAATCCCTGTTCCTTCAAATCAATGATCATTTTTTGCCATTGGTTCATGGGAGACCTCCTATATTTCTTATAAATATATAGGTTTTCCGATATTTATACAATAGCCAAACCGATTGGAATTTGTATCAGAATTCCGATAGCGGTATTTAAGGAAAAGTTCATGACAACTTTGGGTGAAAATTTAAAGAAAATTCGCAAAGCGAAAAAAATGACCCAGAAAGAATTGGCTCAAAAATCTGGAGTTAAGCAATCTGTTATTTCCGACTTGGAAACAGGCAATGCGAAATCTACTGGATCGATTTTAGAGTTGGCTAATGCGCTTGGCGTGACCGCTGAAGAATTAAAGAAAGGCGTTTTTGATGATGTTTCATTGACAAACGTTGTACCAGTAGTTCCACGCATGGCCCCTGTCTTGTCATGGGTTCAGGCCGGTACGATGACTAATGTTGAATCTGTTGACATGTCCCAGGTGGAAGAATGGCTGCCACTTCCAGATGGTGATTGTGAAAAATGCTTTTACCTGAAAGTTCAAGGCTTAAGTAATTATCCAGAATTCCATGAAGGTGATTACATTCTTGTAGATCCAACACTACCGTTTTGCTATATGAACTCAGGCGATATTATTGTAGTTAGAAAATTTGATGATGCTACTTTTAAGCGCCTGGTGATCGAACCAGACGGAACTAAATACCTTCAGGCAATAAACCCTGAATTTAAGCCTAATATCATTCCACTTGATCAGGATTGTGAGTTTGTTGGTGAAGTAGTGGATTGTATTCGCTATGTTTATCGAGCTAAGAAAAAACCGCGTAAGAATTAAGAATAAAAGCCGCTAGTCATGCGGGTTGGCAACGAGAGGAAAAGTGCGCGACACCCAATGTCGAGCTGATATCAAACATATAATGAAACTATGAACGCAGATTGATACTATATGAATAAACCTGAAGATGATGTGGTTGGGGAAATGGCTGAGCGATTTTATGTAATCTATGATGGATGGGCATTAGAGCATCATTTGATGGATGTTCGCGACCTTGCGCCAGCAATGATTGCTGTAAATGATCTGCTATCCAATACCAATAAGGCTTTAAATGGGGACAAAGCTGATCTTAATTTAAAAGTGAACGCCTCATTTAGGGCGGGTAGTTTTGGTATGGAGTTGCATACAGTTGTGCATTTTCTTAGCCAAATTCGAGATATGTTTGCTAGCGATAATGCATCTGCGATCTCTAATGCCTGGACTATTCTTGAAATTGTTGGTTTTGTTGGTGGTGCTGGTCTTATTGGCTTGATTAGATTCCTGAAAGGCAAAAAGCCCACCAAAATCATTGATGAAGATGGTCGCCTTAAAGTGTATCTCAATGAAACTGAATACTATGAGACCGATGGTAAGGTGGTAAAGCTTTATAAAAACCGAACTATTGTCAGCGATCTCAACAAGATGCTGGAGCCATTAGAAAAGGATGGAATTGACTCATTCTTTGTGTCCAGAACTGGCGATAAAAAGGATGCTGATCTAGCAATCGATGAGTCTGAGTTAACTTACTTTGAATATCAAGAAATTGAAAATGATTTGAGTGAAAATATCACCGAGACATTCGTGCAAATCGAGGCTGCTGTTTTTAAAGATAATAATAAATGGAAATTTGATAATGGTGGCTCACCAATCAACGCAGCTATTCTTGATGAGGAATTTTTAAGAAAAATTGATGCTGGTGAGTTAAGGTTTGGGAAGGGTGATCTTCTGAAGGTTAAATTAAAAACCATACAAACCTTCGCTCATGGAAAATTAAAAACTGAGTTTCAGGTTATCGAAGTTCTTGAGCACAAGATTGTTAAGCAAGGGCACTTAGAGTTTTAAGAAAAAATATCTAACTACAACCCATCCCTGTGATGGGTTTTCTTTTGTCTATTAAAACATAGTAAAAAATAAAAATATCGGTTTTTCTATATTTTTATCGGATTTCCTATTGACTAACAATATCGGAAATGCGATATTTACCTCACAGACAACAAAAAGCCCCAGCGTTGCAGTAACAACCTGGAGCGTGACCCACAACCAACCTGTGAGTGAGATAAGTATGACAACTAAATCCAATATTCTCAAGTCTGCATTCATTGCAGCATCAATCAGCGCGGGGATAGCAGTAGCTTATGCTTTCCAGCCAGCTAAAACTGCTGATGAATTGGCAGAGACTCAAATCGACATCGCTGCAAAGCATTACAAAGTTGAAAGCGTGAATTGCAATCAGATCTGTGTCGCTACTGTCAAAGCTGACGATTACAGCATTTATGTTGAATATGCGCTGGATGATGGCTCGGTTGAGTTTCTGGACATTCTTAATGTCGTACGTCATGAGGAAGCGGTTAATGCATACGTTGATCGTTATGAGATTGAAAAGATTAATGCTGCGATTGCGAAGGGAGAAAAATAATGTTTTTCAAAACCAATAAGCCTAAAGCAGTCAATGCTTTCAATAAATTTAATGCTGACCGTGTCGCCCTTCGTGCTTCTGCTGATGACTTTGCTCAGGAATACGATGCTAAGGCAGTAATTCTCGCTGATTCTGACCGTGTTTATTTTGGTGGAATCAACTTTAACAACAACTTCAACGTGAACCGTGAAATCTGGCGCAAGCCTGATCGGAAATTCGGTATCTCACAACTTCGTTCCAAGCCAACAAAAAAGGAATTTCAGGCTGAGTTTGATGCTGAACTTGAGAAATGGGAATCCCTTAAAGAAAAGCACTTTCCGAATGGATCTGAGGTTAAGAAAAGTGATTTCTACAAGACGCTTGGCTTTGATTGGGGTGATTTATTTTTTAGCTCGTTCGCATGCTTTGAACACAATGGTTTTTTATACATCGACACAAGCATTTCAAAAATTGCTGAGCATGCAGAAGAGATTCTAGGCAGCGAATATACAACCGCTGAATCAGACCATAAAGCTGAGATTGCTGGGGGTGTGAAGTGATGGAAATTAAAGAAATACGAACTCATCACATTCCCGCTCAAGATGGTGTAGACCCAATTGATGTATTCATCGTGTGGTATGGCGAGCACAAATCACAAGTAACTATTCGCTGCTGGGATAAAGCATGGACTGGATACCGCGGAGGCCACCATACACCACGTGTAGAAGACTACCTGGTTGACTGTGTGGAAAAAGGAATGACAGACCACTTGGTAATGCTGTTTTCAAGAACGATGCAAAACTCAGAACTTAGCTGGCTGACAAAAATTATCAAGAACATTCATAAGCACTTAAAAAGCAATGAGGTGCCAGCATGAACACTTACGCTCAATTCTGTGGATGTGGTGCGGCAATGCGACCTATCCATCACATCGGCAACCAGTCTTTATTCCTGTGCCGTGACGGTCATAGCACCAAGGTAACTGACTGCAAGGTAAATGAAGACTTTACCCGTGATTTGTACTTTTCAGACCTGCCGAGCTTTCAAGTGGATCTGGATATTTCGATTGAAGATAACGTGCTGACCTTTGGGTTGTATCGCCAGATTGGTGAAAACCTGTGGGCAACGGCCGATTGTTCAATGGCTGTATTGCCTCACACTATGACTGAAATGCGTAGCTCTAATGGTGATATGCGATATGCAGAACCGGTAGAGATTGATTCTTGGTTGGTGGTGAAAGATACACCTGTGACCTTGCTGGATGTTTGGAATTTTGAAGCTGAGGAAGGTCAGACATTTACGCTGACTGATGAGCAGATTAAGGCTGTGCAGCGTTATGTAGATGAGCGCGCGGAACAACTATTTGAAGAGGTGGTTTGAGATGAATGAATGGGATCGCCTCCGCGCTAGATACTCAAGTAAAGGCCAGTATTTAAATCGAAAGGTTTTATTTAAGCGTGGTGATTTTGAAGACTTCTCGAACTGGCTTGTGGATCAAGGTGCTGAGGTTTTATCTGAGCCTAAGCAAGATGAAGCTTTGCGTTTCAAGCTGAATGGTGAGCTTGGGATTGTTTACGGCAAAGGCTCTGGAAACCTACTAGCTCATGATCTTGGATACAAGTATGACCAAGATCGCGGCTATAACGTTGCTCGACATAACGCAATGAATATGAACTGGAATCTGCCAGCCAAAAAGCAGATACCAGGCACACCTAAGAATGATGTGGTGACTTTTGAATATTGCTACTCATGCAAAGACATTCAGGAGCTTTGCGGTGACCAGTGTTCAGTTTGCCATAGCTACATCAAGTTTTAAGGAATAAGAAAATGAATGCACCAGTGAAAACAGAAAATCAGGTTGCTGAGCATGATCCTAAATCAATTAAGGCTTATGTGTCAGATGCAAAAATCCGCCAAAAATTTGAAGAAGTGCTAGGTAAGAAAACTCAAGGCTTCCTTGCGTCAGTTATGCAGGTGGCGAACCAACCGCAACTTAAAGGCGCAGTACCGGCAACTGTAATCAATGCGGCAATGATGGCAGCAACGCTTGATCTACCAATCAATAATAACCTTGGCTTTGCTTACATCGTGCCGTACAAGCGCAAATTTAAAGATGCTCAAGGCAAGTGGTCTGAGTCTTTAGAAGCTCAATTCCAAATGGGATACAAAGGCTTTATTCAGTTGGCACAGCGTTCAGGTCAATTTGCACGTATTGCAGCAACACCAGTATTTGAAGGTCAATTGATTTCAGCAAACCCCCTGCTTGGCTATGAGTTTGACTGGACAGTTCCAAATCAGGGTGAAGCTATTGGCTATGTGGCTTTCTTTAAGTTGATGAATGGTTTTACTGCTGAGCTTTACATGAGCACTGCTGATGTGAAAAAGCATGCGGGCAAGTACAGCCAGTCATTCAAATATGGTTCTGGTGTCTGGAAAGACAACTTTGAATCCATGGCTCTTAAGACTGTGACCAAGCTTCTGTTGTCAAAACAGGCACCGCTTTCAATTGAGATGCAGACAGCACAACTTGCGGATCAGGCGATTGTTCGTGATGTGGAAACCAATAGCTTTGAATATATTGACCATGATGAGAGTGTTGGTGCAATTGAAGCCCCTGTGCAGCATCTCGATCAAGCTATGTTTGATCAAGTAAAAGCATCGGTTTCTAGTGGCGACCTAGATAAAGCATTTGTTTTAAGTGGTGAGGCTGGCTATCAACTCTCTGAACAACAACATGCTGAAATTGTGGGGCTGTAATCATGATTAAAGTTAGACCACATGCCCTGCACCGCATTATGGGTGAGCCTAAGTCGATTAATCCTGAATTAATCACGGATGAAGTTGCAGCAATCTTAAGACGCACAAAGCGTACCGATGAGGAAAAGGCTTTAATCCAGAGCCTTAAAAATCGCACTCTTTCAGAAGGCGCAAAAACTGCTGTTGAAGAATGGGTGATTGAGCGCGCTTATGGCTTCAAGGACTTTACTGGCAACAAGTACACAGAAAAGGGCTTAACACTTGAAGATCATGCCATCAAGACTGTTCAAATGAATAGCCTGTTCACTATGGGCCAGTATGTGCACATGAATAAAAATGAGCAGACATTTGAAAACCAGTGGCTTCGTGGCACACCCGACATCATTAATCCAACCCATGGCCGTGACACTAAGTGTTCATGGTCTGGGGTTCAGCACCCATGGGGCAATCGCAAGGCTAACCAGAAGGTCAAAGATGCTGGTTATGACGTTCAGTGCCAAGCCTACATGGACCTGACTGATAAGCCTGATTGGTACGTGGATTTTGTATTACTGCCTACCCCTGCTGAATTGGCTTGGGGTGAGGATCAGCGCGAACAGCAAGTTGTCTTAGTTGAAGCGATTCCACTACATAAGCGTATCAAAACCGTTCATATCCCGCGTGATCAAGCCTTCATTGATTTGATGCATATCAAGTGTGAATTGGTTCAGGAATATGCGGCTATATATGCGGATGAAATTGGCGTTCTGGATGTTATTCGAGATCGCGCTAAGGAATACAAGGTGCCATTCACCAAGGGAGTGAAAGCAGCATGAAAATTAAAGAAGGTGGTGGGATGGATATTGAAAAAGAAAGAGAAGCGTTTGAGAAAGAATGCAGACTACTTTGCTACAAAGGCAACATGGTTATGTCAAACCTAGGCAGCTTCTACAACAATGAGCAAACAAATTGGATGTGGCAAATGTGGTTGTCATCCAAAGCTAAAACGGTGCAGGAAGGGTTTGTAGAAAAAACTGAATCCAATACCCACCACTACTTCAAGTTAAAAGATTGGGATGAGTGGACCTGTATTGATGGAATAAAAGATGCTATTGCCAGTGACCATGACATTAATGCAATTGTTGAGGTTGAATGTCTTGAGGTTACTGAAATCAACAATAAACCTTGCTTTGCATTGTTAGCCTTTGGGAAACATCATGGTACAGAAGTTAGGTTTTTTGATACCGAAGAAGAAGCGATCGAAGCACAGGAGCCAGCCAATGACTGAAATTCAATTAACCAATGTGCAGTTCGCCCAGCTCCAGATCGACAACCTTGTGGCCAAAGACAAGCCATATATTGAAACATGGTCTGCCGGCGATGTTGGCTCATTCAATGCGATTTTAAACGCGGTGGATTATGACAATGAGTTTACGTATCACATGCGAGGCTGGTCACGTCAACGAGTTAAAAGTGGCACTGGCGGGATTATCACTGTAGATGAAAGCAATGCAGATAAGCTGTATCACCTGTTCACCTGCTATTTGAGCAAGTTACCGAGTGGTGTGGTGAAGTCTTTGGGAGAAGTATCGTGAATCTAATTGAACAGTTGGGAGGGTATGCGGCTGCCAAAAGCTTTTTAGATGAAAGTAACGGTGCGGCTTGGAATGGTGTTTTCTATATGCCAAAGCTAAAACAAAACCTTATCGAATACCGCCGCCAGCACAATATTTTTGAGGTTGGGGATGCTGTTATTAGGAAGTGGAATGGTCGCTTGTATTATTTAATTGTTGATATTGATAATGACGGACAGGAGTTTTTAATTCATCACGATAAGGGTGCTAAATTTAAAGACTGTCGAATCTCTGACAATATTTGCAATTTTAAACACGCGACAGACGAAGAAATCAAAGCAGGTAAAAGATTGGAGGTGAAACGTGATAGTTGAATCTGAGCATAATCTACTCCAAGCCATTTTTGATGAAATGCAGGAGCTTAAAAGAGCAATGGCAAATCAAGATGAGCGCAGGGTAAGCATCAAGGAATTTGCCAAGCGCATGAACATGAGTGAGCCGACTTTATATGACCGGATTAAAAAAGGAGAGATTGACCAGCCGCATAAAGATGGCCCTAGAAGTTACTATCTAAATAGTTATGTGAACGAAGTTATCACAAGACATGCAAAAACTGGTAAAGTAGCCGCTTGATTGAGCGGCTTTTTAACGTCCGTAAAATCAATCACTTTAGGGAAAGTGAGTAACATTGTGAGTAACAATATTATCCAATGTTATAAAATATATAAAATTTCAATAGGTTATGCTTGATATGCTTCTCATGATCGAAAATAATCACAATAATTAAATACTATAAAATGCTATTAAATCTTTTTTCTCACCTCTTTTAAATTAAGCCATCCAGCTTAAATACCCTAAAATAGAATTAAATTGTATTAATCACTTTTGTGAGTAAGATAGTGAGTAACGATTTAATATTTTCCATGTTACTCACATGCTCAATGATACAAAGATAAAAAAACTAAAACCAATGGAGAGAGCTTATCGCATTGCTGATCAGGGCGGGCTATGCATTGAGGTCCGTTCAACAGGTACAAAGCTTTGGCGTGTGCGCTATCGTTTTGCTGGGAAAGCCTCAATGATCAGTCTAGGTGAATACCCTATTGTTGGTCTTGCTGAAGCGCGTCAAAAACAGGAGGAAATAAAAGCACTACTTGCCAACAATATTGATCCTGCTGCACATCGACAGCAAGAAAAAGCGAATCTGCTCTGTGATGAGAATAGTTTTGAAGCCATCGCAAAAGAATATGTGGCTAACCGCCTGCAGGATAAATCCCAGACATATATAGACGCTTTTCACCGGGCAATGGAAAAAGATATCTATAAAGTAATTGGCCATAAAAATATTAAAGATGA